ATTTCAATAAAAAATCCCGCGGATTATTCCGCGGGTGCTATACCAAAAAGTGCTGGATTTTATTTGCCAGAAACTGCTGGAAAATAATTTCCATTTTTTGCCGGAAAGTACTTGCCGTTTACACTTATAATCACCACCACTTTCAATGTTCAAGATTGCACCCACATTATCTGTGTCCACACTGCCCTGTACTCTGTCTCCAATTGATACGCCTAGTGGATTGAGTGATAAAGCTGTAACGCTGTCCATTGCTTTGCTTAACAGTTCTTCTATTTCATCCATTATAGGCATAAGCTTTTTAACAAGACTTACACCGAACAGATTTGTATCATCATAATCTATATTTGTGTAATGAATTGGCAACCCTGTTGTTTTCATATATGTATCAGTCAGAACACCATTCACATATGTTTTTACATCTGCATCTGTATAGATTATTTCATGTTCAACACTATTTAATTTATTTATCCAACGTTCCTCAAACTGAACATAATTTCCGTTATCATCATAAATCGGGTAAGCATCACTATTATTGATTACCTTTGACATAATCTTTCCATTCTGTCTGTAGATATATTCATATGCGTTTCCAAACTTATATAAATTTCTAGCAATCTGTAAATCTCTAACACTAAAGAATCCACTTTTGTAAATTGTCTGAATTAACTTAATTTTGTCGGTATCTCCAGTAATGGAAACAGGTGTGCCACACAATAGTCCTGCATGAAAGTCCACAACAGAACCAATTGACTGCAATACAATCTTAGCAGTTGAAAATGTTCCATCATTGAATTTAAAGTCTTTTCTTGATAAAACTTTATGCGCACCATTCAGATAGTTATTAACAGATTGAACCTTTGCCATCTGTGAGTTTGCTAATTGATTTTCTATAATCATATTATTCCTTTCAATAAAAAAAGGATGTGTCACAAAACAACATCATCCTTTAATAATACATTACGTTTGATTTAATGCCTTGATATGCTAAACAAATTGATATAACTGTATCGTCATGAAAACCTGTTTTACCGTTCATAGCCCCATTATCCTCATACTGATATGTTTTCATTTCATTAAGTAAATCGAGACTACATATATATACATCATTATTATCAAATAGTTCGACAAAATCGCCTATGAGCAAAGGTTTTGACTTAGCAGATGTAACCCTACCTACTTTTTTAATCATCTTACCTTTTTGGTCGAATTCTTTATGCTTATATAAATTGCGATATGTGTACTCATGAACCAATTTATCTAATACAACATTGCCCCCACTTGCTTTTTCTACTACTATCAGAGCGTTATTGTATATCTTTCCTAGCATATAGGCACATTTTGCTACTTCATATGGCGCTATTTTATTACTTCTCAGCTGAAAACATTCTTTAAGGTCTTGATTCAAAATGGTAATAACGTGATAATCCTGTCCAACACCTTCTCCACAGTCTATTCCCATGTAATATTTATCGCCTTTTTGTGGGGATTCCCATATCTTCATGTAATTTCTGTATACAATTAAATCTTTGGGACAATTGAATGCACATTCTTTCACATTTGCTTTGACATTGTTATATGCCTTTATTACATGTTCTGTATTAAAAACTGAATTACCTGTTACAATAATGCTTTCTTGAAATGAAGATGGAAACTCCTGCCTAAACTTTTCCAGTCCAATATTCTTTATCTTCATTCTACGCCAAGATAATTGACTAAGGTCTGCACCTAGTTTACATAATTCTCTTTCATCATCATCTAAATCCTTTTCGCATAATGGATGGTCAGAGATATTATTGTAAGCCTTTGTAAACTGGTTCACTTCTAACTTAAACATAACCTTATCTTTATACCATGGAAAGAAATAGTTATGATACAAGCTGTCTTTTTGCTCTGCCTTATTATATATTTCACTGAATTTATTAATCCCATTAGAAGTGGATTCCAGTACAATTCGTGCTTGAGGTGCTAATGCCTGTTCTATTGCAAGCAGATTCTTTTCAAGTGCATCTGGCTTCATGAAAGCAACTTCCGAAAAGTGTACAAAGTCGATTGTGCTACCTCTACCTATTTCACTGTTTGACATTGTATAACAAGATATTCTGCTACCATTCGCCAGTGCTAATTCTGCTCTATTGTTGGCAACATATTCCGGTTTTATACAGTCCGGTAAATCATTGTATAGCTGTTTCAGCTTGTGGAACACTTCTCTTGTCGCTTTCTCTGTATGTGCAATAAGAAAACATGTGGATTCCGGTTTAGTTATCGCAAGCCAGAGACTGTATGCACACATAACGTAGCTGATTCCAAGCTGTCTGCTTTTTGACACAATGTTATATTTATTATTTTTTAGACCATTTAATAGAATTAACTGCTCTGGATTCAGCACAAAATGTACTTTGTTGCCACTTTTATTCAGCGCATACATGAATGTTTGAATAAACAGAACAGGATTATTGATACAGGCAATCAGCTTTTGTTGTGGATTCAATCTGTCTCTGCTGTATCGTGGCTTACTCTCCATTATCTTCACCCACATTATCGAATGCCGCTGTATTTTTCAGTATAGTAAGCAAGTCATTTTCGTTCGCACCTTTAAATAATTCCTTTGCACAATCGTTGAATGCTTTGAATGCGTTTGGGTCTGTTAATGCCTTCTGAAAGTATGCTTCATACAGTTGTATCAGCTTATTGTCATGCTCTTTTTGCAGATTATCCTTTAATTCTGCTTTAGCTTTCTGTATTGATTTTGCCAATTTAAACACCTCTTTTCAGCCAATAAAAAAGACCCTTGTGCTTTTTAGCATTAAGATCTTCCAGTTTGCTCATTCTGTTATCCAGTTCCGCAACATTCTTTACTAATTGTTGTGTGATACTTTGCTGTTCAACAATCTCTGATTTCAGTTCTTTCATTGTCTGATTGATGTTATCTATCGTCTGCGACAGCTTATTATATGCCTCTGTATTTTGTTTTAGTAAAACATCTAATGTATTGTTTTCCATTTATCTTATTCTCCTCTTAAAAATTTATCTAAACATGAATTTGAATTACTCGTTCGTACTGATTCAAAAGGATTAATTCTATTTTTTTTCTGTTCTGCTGTATCATGTTCAATAATTTTTTGCTTTAATTCCTGCGCTACAACTTTTGCTTTCTTTTTGTTTTCCTTTTCTACTTTTTTGACTTTCTTTTTAATGATTTCTTCTTCGGTATCACTTCCTATAAGATAGCCATATTCTGGCATCACATACATTTTAGGATAATTTGCAAAATCACCAGTTTCAGTTACCGATGACTTTTTTTCAGAAAAGCATATCAACCCTAAATCTATAAATAATTGGTGATGCTGTGAAATAGTACTTTCATTTAAATTCAGCTTTGTTGCAAAACTGTTTCTGGAGTGTTCTCCTATATTTGAAACAATATTAATAGTAGAACACAATAAAACATAATGGTGGAATAACGCAATATTGTTTCTTTGCTCCATTACCTTATTCAAAAATTCTATAGGAATAAAGAAAAATTTATATTTATCATCCGGTATTTCCAGTCCTGTTGTCTTAATATTGTACGTGCAGCCTATCTTTTTGTATGAAATAAGTCCACATTCTGCTAAAACAGCTAAACCGTCTTTTATTCCTTTGATGTTTTCTCTGTTTGGGTTTTTATCAGTTAAGGATAAAAATATCATTTGTGGCGTGACAGCTATACTACCATTTGATTTACACATTTTTCTAAGTGCTACATAGACATATGTTGCATAATCACTTTCATATAGTTTAGGATAATTTATTCCTTCAAGTTTTCTAAAGAAACACATTTTCATTTTTACACAATTAACTCTTTGTTTCATGTTTAGTAATCTCCCTTATCATTATGTATTGTATTAACAACTTGTGTGTGTCAACACACAATGTTTGGTTTGGCATTTAATATATATTCAATCACCTTTCAAATTTGGCATTCAATATATCTTATATGTTGGATTTAGGTACAAAAAATGTAGCTATTTCCAACTACCGTGCGTTGGATTTAGGTACAAAAAATGTAGCTTAATCCAACTACCGTATAGTCATAAATAGTCTTAATTTAATTCATGTTTGCACCATTTTTCGTATAGTTTATATGATTTTAATCTGTCAAATATATAAACCATTCTATCGGTGTATTCAACTCTGAGCGGTTGCAAACCATTTTTGACATACATACACGCTTGCTTATAATTAATTATCTTAACCTCTTCCATATAATTAACCTCTTATCATAATTTATTTTACTATCAAAACCAAAAGTTGAATGTATTATTTTTCTTTTTCAGACTTTCTATTTTTTCTAACTGTTCAAGTTCTTCTGCTTCATGTTCTTTTTCAATTTCTCTCATTATTTTTTTGATTCTAATTGTTTCTTTTAAATCATGTTCAGCCTGTGCCATTTTATCTTCTCCTTTTAATATCTGAGGTCGCATAGCGCTACCCCAGTTATATTCTAATTTAATTGTTTTCTTTTGATTCTAACTCATCTACCAGATTGCATAGAAACCATTCTTCCGATTAACTATATAATGTATATAATCCTGTATAAACTCATCTTCCCAAAACATTTTTGTAATTGCAAGATGCAGACACTATCTGCACCCTTTTCACTTCTGTGCTAATTCTTTGATATATTTGTTGAATTTCTTATTGGTACAATAAAGTTTTTCAACTCTTTCAAAGATATTTTCATGAAACAGATTCATTATTGCCCACTGTACGCTGAAATTATTGCTACATTGTTCTGTAATTTGGTCAATAATCTGTTGTTCTTCTTCTGTAGGTGAAAACACCATATTGATATCATTCCGTAAACTCATTCTTTGACCTCTTATTCATCCTAGCCACTGCAATAGCGTTGTATATTAGTTTTTCCTCATCGTCCGACATTGTTCTATTTTCGTTTAATAGCTGTGATAAATATGCCTTGCTGTGTGGATATCCGTTGTCTAGTATGTTTTCATAAGTAACACCCATTAGTGCGATATATTGTTTGAGTCTATCTACTTTATTCATAATTTTCCTTTCATAATATGTATAATTCTATGACCACATTTTTATTAAAAAGAGTATGATGCCGCCGTATAGTACAGCACCACACTCTTATATAATTAACTATCAAGCGATAGTTTTCTTTGCGATAACAATTCCTTCTTTATCCAGTACTTTTGTAGCATACATGTCACTTGCAATAATATCTGTTGCAAACAGTAAAGATGGTCTCTGTAATTCAATGGTAGGTGTCTGTTGCATTACGTAACCGAGCGCACCCTTCTTGATTGCATACAGATTAGCTTCTTTCGCTGTCGCATCATAGCATGCTGTATTTGACATGATTACAGGGATTCCCATAAAATAGCCAATGATAGAATTAGAAATAAGTCCATTTCCTTCTTTTACGATTGTCTTTTCTCTGCTTGTGAATGCATCCATCTGTAAGAATGAAGGAAGTAAATTGCTGTGAATTGCAATACCGGCAAAGGATTCATAATCCACATTATCGCCAAAAGTAGCAAGGACTTCTAGGATTTCTGCATATGTGATTGCTGTAGCAGATGCAAGCGCAACTTTATGTGTGCCTTCTGATAAAACAGTTGATGCAAGAGAAGCATCTAGGTCTTGAACCATAGCATCGGCAAGCTGTTGTGCCATGTTATCTTGCACAGCACCTTTGATTTGTCTTGCATCCTTGTCATATATCCTTACAGAGCCACCACACTGCTTGATGTCTGCTTCATTGTTTGTCATAGCAAGTTCTGCGGGTGTTAATGCTGTACCTTTTGTAACCACGCCTACTTTTGCAACTCTGTCGAATGTAGGAAAAGCTACCTTGTTACCGCATGTGGTGATGTCTGCCACGTCTGCTGTTGCATCATATGCAAGTTGTGCCATTTTGAAACCTGTATGAAGTTTTTCGTTTACGCATTCTGCAAATACTTCGGGAATAATAATACTCATAATTTAAATCTCCTCTAATTTTAGTTTTATTTAATTGTTTGTTGTAATCTGTTGATATAACGTAGGATTTTCAGTGTAAAGCTTGCTTTTTTCTGTATATGACATAGCCTTAAACTGTTCTTTCGTTAGTCCTACATCTGTCTGGTGATTGGATGGAATGTATTCTGCTGACTGATTTGAACCAATAAGCGTTTTGAATGCTTCTAAGTCCACATCAGATTTCAGAAATTGACCAAAATCACTATTTAACCCTTGCTGTTTCAGCTTTGAGCCGAACTCATATTGTGCAAGTTTTGAATTAGCTTCTTCTAGTTTTATTTCTGTTTCTGTTTTCTCGTGTGGCTTATACTGTTCAAGGTCTTTCAGTTTCCCGCTGTATTCTGTTCTAATTGCATCAGTTTCGCCCTGTACAACCTTTTCAATATCAGCCATTGTGTTCTCATCCATCTCTTTGTGTAATTCTTTAAATTCGTTAAATTTCATTGTAAAACCCCTTTCTGTTGCTTTCCTAGCCCCTTTTGCAAGTTATTTAGATTGCCCCATAAAAATATTGTTTATTACTGTCAGCCTATAAAAAGGCATAATAATAGAGCGTAGGATATACCCACGCCCTTAAAGGATAATTAGGAGTTGAACCTATAAAGTACACCTGTTGCACATTATCCATTTATATAATTTAGAAAGAAGAAAATGAAGTTTGCAATTGGTGGCTGAAACCATTGCAAAATAGGCACAGGTTGATTTGCACAACCTTTCAGTTGAAGGAGTCAACTTATCCAACTAGGAAACCTACTTTTTGGCTTTTCATATGTAATAATGAAAATGTGGGCTTTAACTTTTACTCGTCTGTCCACTCGACACCCTGTGACAGGTAGCCGCAATATATATAAACGTGTTGCCACGCATATACCATTTATTATCTGATATGGACGATTTTTTCTCTTAACTGTTTTACAAGTTCGACATCTTCCAATGTGTAATATCTTCTATCCGTATCAGTCCGGTGTGCAGGAACTATGTTATCATCATCCCATCTCTGAACCGTACATACTGATACACCACATAACTTTGCAAATACACCTGTTTTAAGCTGATTTTCTTTATACATAGTTCTCTGTTTTCCTTTCTGTACTATTTTAAAAGTACTATTGTTTTGCCTACATTTTGTAAAAAAATATATATACGGATTTCTCCGTTTTCTGCCCTCTATCATTTACCCACAATTCATGTATTTGTAAACCCGCATAAATAGGGCATTTATAATACCTAAAATGTGCTGAATGTAACAAAAAACAGAGGTTTCACTCATAAATATGTGTTCCCCCATAAGTAGTCACTTTTCTTAATTCAAAAACTCTGCAAACCCGCATGAATACTGGATTTGATGAAAACAATCAATATTCCGTGCTGTCCATTTTTTTATTTTTTCGTTCTTTTTCCTTAATTGCCTTGTATCTTTTTCTATATTTTTCATAACATTCTTTACATCTTGTCGTCTGATTGTCTAATACTTTTACTTCAAATTCTTTACCACAGTCGACACATTTAATAGTTTTAGTGGATTTTGATTGTATTGCTACCGTCCATAATTTTAATTTTGGTAGGAATTTAATTTTATATCCCCTTCCATAATATACAGAAAAATCAAAAGTCTGGAAACACTGACTGGATAAGGGATTGCGAGATTGAGGCTTTTATTCCAAATTCTCTTTACTACGCACAATAAAAAAGACCCTAGATTTTATTCTAAGGTCTTTTGAATATCTACAGTTCTATAGTAGTTCTGTAGAAAGGGGAATACAAGAGTTTAAACAATAAAATAAGCCCTCACCTATTTATATCTTGGTAATGGCTTATTTTAGTATTTAAATCAAATCGTGTTTTGGCTCATTTTAAAATTAGTAAATCATTAGTAAATTTGTCTTTACAGGCTTGAAATGATAGAAAAATAGGGCATTACAGCGTTTTAAATAATATGTTGCCGTGGCAAACGAATAGTATTTTGATCATGGTTTGGTATATCCTTTCATATCGTGGCGAAGCCTTGTATTTATCCAGTTCTTGCCTATTCTTTTTTATCGTTTCTGAGTATATTGTAGCATAGGTTTGCATAGCTTAGATGTGAAAAAAAGACAAAATGGCAGGTAGATTCTTTAAAAATCATGAAATCTCTATCATGTTTCCCAATCCAGACCTATTGACATTCATACTGCTCGCATTAATGTAAAAATCTCAATTTCATTTACTTCATTATTTCATCTGCTTTTATTATATATGAATATGCCTCAACATTTGCTTTTTTCAAATACTTCAAACACATCATCTCCTCATTTTGAATCTTCTTGGATGTATATGCCATGTAGTCCGATACTTTCTTATAATCCACATTTTTCATCAAACAACAGCTGGCATAAATAATCTTTGCAGCGTTTAGCACTGCAACTTCCGGGCTAAAATTCTCAGCATATATATGTCCTCGCAGATCATGAATTGCTTTCACATAAGCAGGATAATCAGATGAAGATGTTTTTCCTCTGGAAGCTATACACAAAGCCGCTTCGTACGTATCTCGAAGACAATCCATTTCAGTTGCATCTATTCCACGATACCCGATTTCAGATGTTGCCACTTCAAAGTAAGTCCTTCGCACATTCTCAAAATCATCTGTTTCATCAAGCAAGTTACTTGTCACGCGGCAAATTATAGTTCCTACCTACTGCAGTTTTGCCGCAAACTAAATTCGTATATTTATTTTTATATCTACTACAGCGTGCCGTGTATGACTGCATGCTTTTTTCGTTGCTGATA